CACTGCCTGTTACGACAAGAGTGCCGTAATCTAAAGATACTGTTCCACCAGAACCAACATTATCATTGTTTCCCCAGAGTGCCATTTTGTTATTCCTGTAAAGTTATTTGCTAAAAAGTATTTATAAAAATAGAGAAATCTCTATCAAAAATCAAGTAGAAATTGTTTTCCCTTCATTAGTTATTTAGGAATCAATCAAATTTAGATCCGATTTTAGTTTTGGGTGTTTTTTTCATATTCTCTTTTTCTTTTTCAGTGCGAGTATAGTCATAACCACCTGGTTCTTTTTTTGCCTTTGGTGGATCACCTGGCATTCTCACCCGACTACCATCTTTTTTTACCATCATATAATCTTCCAAAGACATTTTTGTCGATGTGCTAGTTTCGTCAACTAATTCACCTTCTGGTTGGTAAGATGCCTCAAGAGGAAGTTTATTAGTTCTTTGCATTTGAAGTTTTTGACGATCCAATATCTGTTTTTTTTGTTGAAGCATTTTTAGATTAGCAAGTTTTTGCTTATCAAACATCTCTTTTTTGTTATCAATAGGAGGAGTTGTAGTTGCTATTGGTGGTTCATTATTCATTTGTTCTACAACTTTCTTTGCTATTTTTGTAGCAGTAGCATACATCACTTCTTCACCACGACCAGGATATCTTCTTTCAAAGTCTGCTTTATTACTCTTCATTGACTTTACAAGTCTTTCTTTTTCCTTTGTTTCAGCATCAGTTAAAGTCTTTTCATAAAGTTCAACTTCTTCTTTTCTAATATCAGAAAGCAGAGAATCTAACTTTGATGTTCTTTTTCTTTTTGGAGTTGCAGGTTTTGCTGCTGCAGGTGTTGCAGGTTTTGGTGTTGTCGTAGTCTTTGCCTTTGGTGCTGCTACCTTTACCTTTGGTTTTGGCGCTGTTGCAGGTGCTTCCGATGCTGCAGGTTTTGGTGTTGCTTTTGATGTAGCATCAGTTTTCTTTTCTCCATCTTCCATTCTGCGAGCAACATTTCTTGCTCCTCTCGATACTGCTCTTGCACCGGCACCAACTGCCCTTTTTAGTCCACTCTTAAGTGCTGATCCAATTCTTCCAAGCAATCCAGGTCTTTTAGATCCAGTTTCCTTTGTGTCAGAACTTGTTTGTGAGGAAGAAGAACTGCCCTCACCAGAAGAACCTCCTCTACCCCTCTCATACCCCTTAGAGACTTCTCTACCAACTGCTCTCGCTCCTCTTACAGCAGCACCTGCAACATATCCTACTCCACGAGCAACTTTCTTTACAGCAGACTTTACTTTCTCAAGTCTATTGCTCTTAATATCAGTATCATGCCCCATAGTAACTTTTGCTTCAGTTAAAAGAGCAGCAGAAACATCTATTGACTCAACTAAAACATTTTCAATTTCTTCAACATCATATCCTTCTTGAATACACTCATTAAAGAACTCTTCAACAACTTCTTCAATCAGTTTATCTGAAAGAAGAAATACTTCAGATTCTGAAAGATCATCAAGAATACAATCAGCATCTTCAATCTCTACCATCTCAAGAAGAGTTCCACCAAGTTCCTCTACTGCTTCACCAAGAGTTGGATTGATTGTAATTTTATTTTTTATTGCTTTTTCAGTGACTTTTACATCTTCACTTTTATCGTTTTTTTTTACGTCTCCAATGACTTCAGAAAGATCTTGTCTCCAATCAGAGAAACCTTCTTTTACATTTTTCTTTTTGATTGCCTTACCAACTGCTTTGCGTCTGTTGTGAAGATACTTATCCGACTTATCAGTATCACCATCATTATCAATATCAGCATCTTCTTGACCTACTGGGTCTAGTGCTTCATCAAACTTCTTTCTAGCCGCAGCAACCATATCTTTATGTGCTTTGGTTTTTTTCATATCTTCAATTGCTTTTTCATTATTTTCACGACGTTTCTTCATATCAGGTTCAAGATGTGAAGACTCACCAACCACAACTTGCTCCAAATATACTGATGAGATATCGTTAAGAATATTCATTGACATTGTAATACTACTTGCTTTTTACCTTATACTTATTTATAAACTCTTTAATATTAGAAAACTTATATCCACTATAAGGTTTTGCTCCTGGTTGAAGATTTGTTTTATCACCCTTCTCAAAACCAGGAGTCATACCTGCAACATACTTAAAGTATCCAGAAGTTCCTACAAGAGTATTTGGTTTTCCAGGAAGTCTTTCTTTTCTACTCATTACCTTTTCAGTATATTCCATTAGATCCCTGATCCAAGACTTAAACATATATCCTTCTTCAGTTACATAGATTAAATGATTAGTTCCTCTACGCATTACTTCACCAATCAGTCCAGTATTTAAGTTCTCAACAATATCTCCAATTCTAAAAATCTTTCCTGTTAAATAATTTTCACGAAGAGTTTGTTGATCGTATTTTGGAGCAATCTGCCAGAGTTCTACAACTTCTTTCTTCTTTTTCTTTGCACCCATTCCCTGACGAACTGCATTAAAGAGTGCTTGAGTATCAGCATCATCAAGTGTCTTTGGAGTTCCTCTACGGAAAGAATCAAAATCATTATCCAAAACTGCCTTTCTCATCTTGGACGCAGACATTCCTTCTACACCATCAGCATCTGCATCTCTTACTCCTGCAGAAACTACACGAATTAAATCAAAGTTATAAAGGTCTCCATTATATTTCTGTGCAAGGTTCTCAAACTCTGCTTGACGATCTGATCCTACAACAATATTAACACTTGAGTATCCTTCTTCATTTGCATTTATAAGAACATCAAAAATAGATCTCATATTATCATCATTGATAATGATTTCCTTAAAGTCAGGAAACATCTTCTTCATAAAAGAAATCTTCATATCAGGATCCAATGGGTTCTTCTTTGGATCTTGAGTTCTTGATGGATAAATCTTAACATCTCCACCAGCAGATATTCTCTTTGCTGACTTGAGAAGTTTATCGTGTCCTACTGTTGGTGGATTAAACCTACCAAATACAATCGTGAGTGGTGGGGTTTCTTGTGTTTGATCTTCAGGAGCAGGTTCTGATGCTGCTTGAGGTTGTGGTGCAGGTGCTTGTGCTGTTTGTGTTTTAGTTGTGGGTGCAGGAGCAGCAGATTTTTGAGTACCTGCTGCTGGTTCTTCTTGCCCTTTTGATGTTCTTTTTTCAGTGAACTTCAGTTTTCCCTTTTCAGTTCTTGCAATAACTTTACCAGCACGATCAATCCACGATCCGTGGCCGTCACCTTTTAGTCCAAGTTTCTTCGCTTGCATTGCTGCTTGCGATTCTGTTGCTTCAGTTAGAAAATTGAGAAAACTTTTCATATTGTGTTTTGGTATACTTTTATTTATTCTAATTTTAAATAAGGAGCGGAGAATGATGACTGCGAACTTGCATAAAGATATAAATCTTTTGTAATCTCATCAGCTACTTTTTTATTCATATCTCTCATTTTAATTAAAAGTTTTAAAACTAACCATTTAGAGTAACGATATTTTTCAGATTTTCCTTTAATAGTATTTACAACTGCGTCTTCTTCATTTGCTTTAATTATACCATAATCCATCATTAATTTAGCAATATCCTTAGCATGTTTATCACTATTTTGTCTAGCTAAAGAGGCAGATTCTGTTGAGATTGGTAATTCACCTACACCATGACTTTTTAAAATATAGTTTAAGGGTCCCAATGAAATCTTTCCTTGATTAGCAGATGCTCCTTTAATCTCACCTTGCCATCCGGATAATCCATCCCCAACACCAAAACTTCTAAATTGTATTTTTTCGGTGGGAGAAGTTCCCCAAATAATATAACCATCCATAGACTCGAAAGTTGAAGAGGTTCCTCTAAATGATGCCTTTGATATTTTTGCATCATTAGGAAAGTTTTTTTCTGATATTGATGCCCTGTTTGATTCTATCTTTTTTAAAGATACTCCAATAAGTTTTTCTTCTTGAATTAATTGATACATCCTTTCATTTAATCCCTTTAAAGTAGTTTCTCCATTCAAGATATTGGGGTTAAAACCCTTCCTTATAATGTATATATCTGCCGGACTCCATTTGTTTATATCACCAAATGCCTTTTCAATTCTATTTATTTTTTTAAAAACATTCTCGATCTGATCTACTTTATTCGATCCCCTATGATATTCAAACACCTTATCATCAAATCTTTTACGTAACTCATTTGCTCCTAAAATTGAAGAATGAATCCAATCATCAGGTAATTCATTTTTCATTCTATTAAAATCTTCATCAGTAATTGCAAATTTAATTGCTTTATCAAAATTTGTCTGTGTAAGATCACTTTCCGATATATTTTTACCGAGGACATTAGACATAGAAGCATAAAGTGCTTGAGCAGATTCCCCCAATTTTGTTACTTCGGATCCTGCTCCAGATCCACCACCCTTAAGTGGTTTATATACAACTTTATAAGTAATATTAACAGACCCTTCTTTAATATTTACAATGGTAATAGGAAAACTAGATTCATTATCTTTTACATTTGCTTGAAAAGAAACACTTTCTCTTTTTAAGGCGGCATTTACATCGACAGCAAGCTTTGTTCTATCCGCAGATTTTACAGTGTAAACAACAGTTCTACTAGTTGCTTTTTTTATAGAAACATCAAAACCTTGTAAAGCTCTATTTAAAGCAAGTAGAGCATCCCCTGCTTTTGCCATTTTATATCAATACTCTTTTAAGTATTTATTAAATAACTATTAAAAACCCACTCAACCAAAAGTCAAGTGGGCAAAAGTATAACCTTATTTGGTTATCTATTCATCTGCCTCTCTTTATAAGCATCAAGTTCTGCCTTTCTTTGTTCGGGAGTTTTTTTAGCATCAGCATCTCTAACCGATTTTAATGCTGCTTGAAATGCAGGATCATTATTTGGTTTAGATTGCTTATAAACATTCATAGGACCAGAAGCAGGACGACCTCTTGGATCCATTTTTACCTCAACAATACTCTGTCTCCACTCTTCACTCATATTCGCCATAATCACTAATGCACTCTCATTAGTATCAGCATAACCTTCAGCAACCAAGTACTCAAGGATTGCATCAAAGATATCAACTTCTTCATTTGCTCTCATCCTGACCTCTCTGGGTTTGTTTATATCAAGTTGACTTTTAGATCTACGCAACTTCCTCATACCTGCCTTGCCTTCAGCATCTCCTTCAGGAGTATCTTTCGCATAAGCAGCATCTACTCTTTTTTGTCTTAGTTTTACAGCCCTCTGGATGGTGTCTTGTGGTAATCCAGATTCATCAAGTTCCTCAACTTCTTCTTTAGTAACCAATCCAACAACATTCCTGTTCTTTTTAGTTAATTTATCAAAAAATTTAACATCTCTTTGCATCTTATCAGCATTATCTTTTCCTGCTGCTGGAGAAAGACGATTCTTTATACCTACCTTTCTTTCTGTAGATGCTGCTTTTCTCATTTCAGTATCGTGACGGGAAGCACCCTTTACTGCTTCATCAAGACAAACCTCATACATTTCATCCCAAGTGTATGAAGAAAGGTCATAACCTTCTTCAATCAGTGCATTTACAATAATCTCAAACTCTTCTTTATTAAGTGCTGATGCTCTTTTTGCTGCTTTACTACCCCTTCCTCTTGCATCATCTGCACCATACTTACTATAACCTGCTTTCAGATACTTATCGTGTGCTGCTTTGGATTGGTTAGCAACTTGCTTCTGGAATGGTTTATCTCCATAATCTTTTTCATCTTTTTCTGCTTTTGCACGAGACCTATCAAGGATTTGTCTCTTTGCTGAGGTGTCTGATTTTTCTGGTCCTACATTATACTTCTTACGAAGTTGATCACCTCTACTTTCTGGTTTAGGTGCTTCTGCTTCTTTTTTACCGCCACCAAGAAGTCTCTTTACTGCTGAACGAAGACCTTCTTCAATATTTTCTTGAGGAGCATAAACTTCATTATATGCTTCGTATAAACCACGCAGTTCTTTAGAGTCCATTTTTTACAATACTTTTTAGTTATTTATAAAAAAAACCTCCCACAAGAGGAGGTTTCGATCAAACTACTTTTTCTAGTTCAGTATCAATTTGATTTAACACTTCACGAAGTCTTACAATTCGTTCTGGCGCAAACTCTTTACTATATCCAGCAGTAGCACCATCAAGAACCTGAAGAACCTCCAATGCAGTTCTTATATCTAGTTTAAGATTTACTTTAAGTTCTTTAGTCATAATGCCTCCAGTTTTCTTTTTACAGATTCTTCAGTTGCTTTTACACGATACTGAACTTCATCTCTTCGGGAAAGTTCTGTGAGAATTTCAGCAGAAATATCCCAGAGTTCAGATGAGTGTCGATGATTGTAGGACCAAGTTGTTGATGTTAGAGTTTTCATAATTAAATATCCCCCTCCTTTCTATTCTCTGAACGATGAACACTGAATGTTCCCTCGGGATATCTTGCAGATAGTTTTTCGTAATTAATCTGCATAATTTCTTCAAAAGTAGTATCCATAGCAATACAGAATTGACCGATGTAATACAAAACGTCCCCCAACTCTTTGGTAAGATGAACCTTCGCATCATCATTAAAAGGTTTTCCTTGTAATAGACATTTCTTAATAATCTCAACTGCTTCTCCGAGTTCAGCAGAAGCACCCAAAGCAAAGGTAAGTAGATGAGTTAATTCCACACCTTCTGCTTCAAGTTCAGTCATACGTGCAAGAAGTGCCGCAAAATCACTACTTGCAGGACTTGTAGTTTGACGAACGAATTCGATATATTTGTTTGTATCAATAACTTGGGTCATATTAGAATTTAAATCCCTCAAATGATTTTTTAGGTTTTCTTTCATCATTATACTCCTCTTCTTTACCAGAGTCAAGTATGTCTTGTTGTGCTGATTGTTCGCAGTCATAAAGTCTCATTTTTGCACGATCAATTCCCAAGACGAACCTTTTATATTTATCAGTTGCAGCATATCGGTTCTTAAGTTGCTTCACGAGTATCTGTCCTAATCCTTCAAGTTCTTCAGTGCTAATTAAAGCAAACATAAGGTCAGCAGTTGCAGGAAGACCAAAAGATTCACTGGTATCGGTCAACTCCACATCAGATGAACTATTATGAGTTAGAATATCATTCGCATAGAACAAGTGATTTCCAGATACTTCAATATCTACCATTTCTCTTTCATCAAGTTCTTCAATTTTTAGAATTTTTTTTAAAATCATTTTTGTATTCTCCCATTAATATATCCACAAGAAATAAAACTTTGGTAGTCCCAAATATCAGCACACATACATTCTACACCATTATTCATCCAAATAACACCCTTTCCATTTTCCCACCCATTTTGTAAGTATGAACTTATTCCTTCTTTTTTAATAAACTTCCTTTCTTTCAAATCTTTGTTATGTATCCAAGTTCTACCAAAAGAACATTTTGATATTTTATTTTTATGCTCTTGTGATAATTTTTTCCCCCTCTTACTTTCTGCAATTTTATCCTTCGTTTCTTGTGAATGATTTGTATTAAATTTTTTATAAAGTCCGAGAGAATATCTGTGCTTTTTAGTTTTTCTCATTTTTTCTTTTGATTGCGAAGAAAAACCTACTCCATAATTCCAAGGTTTTCCATTTTTAATATTCTCTTGTATTTGCTCTTGATTTGCTCCATGATAGTGCTTCTCATAATTACAAGTCTCATATCTCATATTATATCCACCACCATCAATATGATTGGATTTATATTTGCGGATATAGTAATCCTCTTTCAGTCTTGACTCACTTTCATCAACTTCTTCTATTACTTCAATAGTAAAGTTTCTTTTACCATATTCAATAATAGCATCAGACAGAAGTTTATTACCTTCGTGCCTTCCAAGGGCAACATGTTCTTGCAATCTTCTATCCAAATCAAATTTAGTTAATCCAACATAATACATATATGGATTGACTGCTGTATTGGTAATTAGATAAATCTTTACTTTCATATCAGTAAGTTATACTACTATTATTTATAAGAAGTATAACTTACACACACTATTCCTTCGTATAAAGACACATTCCCTCCGTCAAACCCCCCTTGATATTCAGTTCCCCACTTTTAGTTGGGAATAAATGCTCTTCACTACAAATAATTTCTTTACCATCTTCCAAAGTAATCTTATAAGATTTCTTTTTAGTTTTAGGGAAGATATTCAATACTTCATTATAACCAGTATTAGAAAGAACCAAATCTCCAACTTGAATATTAGAAATATCTTTCAGTCCTTGCAGTGTTTGAACTTGTGTTTTCAAGTCCAAGCAAAACCCTGAACGTGTAGTCTGTGTAGCACTCATAATAGGAACATTAAACTCTACAGCAAGACCACGAAGTTCTTCTGCAATAGACTTAACCAGTGTATAAGAATTGATATTACTACCACCCTTAAATCTTGAAGAAGCACAGATATTCAAATAATCAATAAAGATAATATCAGGTTTGAATGATTTTTTAAGTGCAAGTTCATTCAGAAGTGATTTGAAGTGTCCTGAGTGTGCAGATGCTGTTGGATACTCTTTAATGATTAGAGATCCTTGAGTTTTCTTTGCAAGATTCATTACCTTATTCTCAAACATTTTCTTTGGTAAATCTCCAATATCCTGAATAGGAACGTTCAGGAGATTCGCGTCAATTCTCTCAGCAATACGTTCCTCTGCCATTTCAAGAGTGATGTAGAGAACGTTGCGGCCTTGCAATAAGACGGAAGAAGCAACATGGCACATAAAGAGACTTTTTCCGACACCCGTACCAGCAAGAGCGATATTGAGAGTCTTATTAGGTAAACCACCTTTGGTAATTT